TTTTCCTTCATTACCAAATTCAGCGGCTATAGCATCTGCACTAACCATGGCCAAAAGAAATACTCCTAGTCCTTTAGCAGCTGCACCAAGGCCTATGCCTACTGCACCAAGGCCCATAAACATCATTTGCACGGCTTTACCAATACCCAAAGCTTGCAAGGCCTTGCTGCCGCCAGTTCCACCATCACTGGGTTGTTTTTGATTTAATGCTTTAGCTATTTCGGCTGGTTGATTTTTAAGTAATTGAACCATTTCCTGGAAAACGGCCATTTCTTCTCTGGCAGATTCTAGGTCATTTGCTTTTTTAACACTTGAACCTTCTAATTCTTTATCTTGTATATCTGCTCCAATAGTTAGGACTTCAGATAGAGTTTTAATAGTTTCATTTTGTTTGTCTAAGACATTTGCAATTCTTTCTAGGTGTCTTAATGCGCCTGTCTCAGTTTCGACTGAATCAGCTCTTATCCCTGATTGTGCAACTAGGGTTTCTTTAATATCCTCTAAAAGGGAACGCTCACTCTGTTTACTAGTTTTTGGTTCCTTTATATTAGCTTCTTTGGGAGGGTTTCCCCTTTGTTTATCAGCGTCTATTTTATCATCAGCCATATGTTATTCCTTAATTAGGATTATTATCTCCATGCTCTTTAGCTGCACTGTTAACATACAGTCCAAACCAAGCCGCGCCTGCGCCTACGAGTATAGATATTAACCCAGATTGTTCTATTGATGGATCTTGTAAATCCATAAACCAGAATGTTGCAAAGTATAGTAAGTAAACATATACTCCTAAAAATAATCTTGGGATTACTCTCCAAGCATCTATCATCTTAGCAAAGAATATCCATTTTTGCCAAGGGTTCTTAGTATCATCATGTGTAAGTTCAAATATTTCTTGTTTCAATTCACCGATTTCGGTGACCATGGCCACAAATTTTTGAAGATTTATTTCAACTTCATTACGGGATATATCTCCCGAAAATTTGTCTTGATCAGCCATTTTTAATTCCTCTTGTTTCTCTCTCGTTCAAGATCTTCAAGATATTCTTTTAACAAACTGATATATACCTCTCTTTCCCAGGGCATCATATTTTCAAGTTCGGTTAAACTATAATTGTGATGTTGCATCATCGCAAAATTAGTTTGATAATAATTTATGATACTCTCATGTGAGAGGCCTACGTAAAAAAACTAGCAAGCCCTCTCAGTACTGTTTCATTTTCATGATTGCATTTTTCGCACTCATAACTTAAGTTATATTCTAATTTAGGGATATCCCCAAAAAAGGCTGCAACCTTTTGAAACTGATCAGATGTTAAACTATCTAAAAAGTCCTGAACTTCTTCATTACTTTCTTTTTTCACATCATATACATTCTCTTCATCAAATATTGTATTAACACATCCAACGATTAAGCTCATAAGACCAGTAATAGAATCTATTTCTTCTACTCCTATTTCCGCTAATAGTTCAGCTGTTGGGTATCTCATCGTTACTCCAACAGATTCTGTAAGTCTAATAGTATTTGCTTCTGGATTATAATCGGTTAGATTAACATCAGAAGTTTTTAAACCTACTTCGTTTACGTGTTCACATTCACTACATTGACTAGTTAATTTTATTTCATCTCCAACTGAAATTGCTCTCAGTTCTAAAAATAATTTTTCTATATCGAATGAAGCCAATACGTCAATATCTAAATTGCCTTCTATACATGAAGTTATTAGATTTCTAATCGCCATTGTAATTTGCTTAGTATCTTGTGATTCTAAAGCTAACAATAGCACCTTTTCTTCCTTAACTAAATAAGGTCTCATAATGTATTCCTCTCCCGTTGACGGAATTGTCACCGGATAACGAGGCACATCAATTTTTGGTAAAGCCATAATTTTTATTCTCCAATTATTATGAAATTAAATTCCCTATAGCTCTTAGCCCACCACCAAGAGTCGAAGTTAACGCATCTTCTGCAATCCAATAATCGTAATTCCATTGGACGGTTAACTCATGGGTATTGTTCTCTGAACTATTGTCCAGAGCTAAACCACCTAAGGTAGTAGGAAAAGCATTAACTAATCTTACTCCATAGACAGGTTTATTCTCTTTATTTAACTGTTGTATTGTGACATCAGTTATATAATCATCTTTATAACCAACCAAATAATCTTTGGCATTGAATATTTCATCAATCCAATTATCAAACATAGTTTTAATATACATATCGGATGTTACTAAAAAAACCATATTGATTTCTTCGTCGGTTATGGTGTTCGGTAATTTAAAGCTTTGCGAATGGGTTGAATAATCTGTTGTCCCTATCTGTCTACTTGGTAGAGAGGTTGATTTGCAAAGAAGAGATATATCTCTAGGATCATTTATTAAATTCTTAAGCGAGAATGATCCACTCACTAAATTTCCTATTAAATTAGTAGGATTTAAATTAAGTAAAGACATTTTAGGAGGAGTAAAGATTACATTGAATCTATTCCCGTGAGCTAATCCCCCGTGGTTACTAATTGTAGACTTTAAACTGTCGATTGAACTGGCCATCTTTTATTTTCCGTATATTTGTTTTCTAGAATATCTCCAAACAGTATCTCTAGAAACTTTCTTAAAGTTATCTACTGGTAAGAATACTGCAATTTCCCATTCTGTCATTGGTACTCTCATAATCTGTGATTTCACATGATCTACTAAATAATGTTTAAAGCAAGGTTTAAATTCTTTATATTTCTGTGCTTTAACTAATAAACTATATCTTAATTTCGCTAGCCTAGATGTATCTTTTAATTTACCTGGGGATAATTCCATTAATTGATCCAAAAATTCTGCTCTTATTATTGGTGAAAGGTAATGGAGATTTAATCCATGAAAACCACCTTTAGCAGGTTGAACCATTATGGTTAAAGGAAACATATCATAATATGGTAATGTTTGTTTGAATTTTGGATCATAAACATACATACACATATCACCAACTTTAGGCTTAGTTCTTACATCAAGAATAGGATCCTTCATTACTCTAGTTCTACTAACAGTTCCTAATTCTTTAACAGCTCTTCGAAACCAAGATCTAGCCTTATCGGATCTAGGTATTATATTAGCTCTATAAGCTCCTGCCTGTAATGTGTCGAATAAACTTGCCATATATCTATTTATAATGCAGACTTAAGTAGTTTGATACCTAAATTCTTTAAAGTATCCTCTGTCCAGATTTGGAATTTCCAACCTTTATGGTTAGCAAACTTATCAGCTGATTCCCATTTATCTTGATTTTTAACATAAGTCACTACCTCATTTATATATTTTTTAGTTTTTCTTTTTGGTTTTACTGGAGGCTTTGTTTGTATCTTAGGTTTAATCTCTATAAGAAATATTTCCCCACTAGTCATTTCAACCAATAGGTCTACGAAATATCGATGCATTCTTTTATCAGCTCTGGAAAGATATGGAACTACTACTTCTTCTGAGTTCCAAGCCTTTACATTTGGATTGTTTTCACACCATTTAAAACATTGTCTTTCCCATAAGGAACGATATACGACCTTAGTATAATCACCCATATACTTTTCTGGTTTAGTAATTTTGAAGCTGCCGTTGTAACTCATATAAATACTCTTATAGTTAAATTAATATTCTATTTATATAGATTAGAAAGAGGAATTAAATGGGAGATATAGAAACAAAAGAAGCAAGCACACCAGAATCGGAAAGTGATGAAAGTACTGATACTGAATCAAAAAAAGATCAAAAACCCTCCGGCCCAATAAGATATCCTTCAGATCTTGGCCAAGGAGCTGGAAAAACTTATGTTAGGTTTGCTACCATAGATCGAATGGATGTAGATAAACCAATGACACCAATATATCTTTATGCTCCTCCAGGTTTAGCTGTTTCTGATGGTGTTGGCTATCATGCTTTAGATATGGGTTCAATAGGTGGATTAGTTGAACATTATCAGGAAGCCAGTGCTGGCGCAGATAAAACAATAATGGATGGATTGAAAGGTACAATAAATAAAGCTGATGCAGTGGCTTTATTTCAGGTTCACGCTTTAGGTTCTCTTGGTAAAGGAATAGGTCAAAGATGGTTAATGAAAGAAGGTATAGCTCGAAATCCCTTTTCAGTTCAACAATTCTCAGGAGTAACCCCTCGATCTTTTGGTTTTTCTTTTAAACTAGTTGCAGAAAATTCTGATCAAGCAACCACCTTAAAACATATAGAAAATACTTTTAGAAAATTTTTATATCCTTCAGTGGGAGCTTCAGATATGCAACTTAAGTATCCTCCTTATTGGAAAATAGAATTCTATAATGGAGAGAAGAGAAATAAACATTTACCATTTATTAATTTATCATATTTACAAAGTATGAGTGCAACTTATAATCAAAGTTCAAATGCATTTCATAAAGATGGTAGACCTTTAGAAGTAGATATAGCTCTTACTTTCCAAGAGTC